ACATATAGCCACATTTATAAACTAAAAACAGTTCAAATGTCGAATGACAAAGGAACTTGGTTTGGTTGGGATGTGTCAAAGATAGGCCCTGTTAAAGATAGAGCAGTTTATAACCTCGCTAAAAATTTTGCTGAAAGAATTGGCAAAGGAGAAGTAGTAGCGAAGCATGGAACTGACGAGTCTAAAGACTTACCATTTTAACAATTTCCTTTGTGAAGGAATAAGGGGCGGCAACGGGAGACTTAAACCGCCCCGCAAAAATTATGGTTGATAAATTTATACAGATATTTAAAGGATTAGAACGAGCCCATGGTGTCACTTATATAGATAAGAAAAGTATCGATGGACAAAAAATAAAAGGTAAATCTTTTATTAAACGAGAACCAGTAACTCAGAAGCTTTGGGAAAATCATCTAAGTGGAATCGAGCCAAGTCTAGGAATCATTCCTATTAATGAAAATAATAAATGTCGATGGGGTTGTATTGATATTGATAGTTATGCAGCATTTGATTATGCAAAATTATTAAATAAAATTAAATTATTAAATCTTCCAGTCATTACCTGTAGATCTAAAAGTGGAGGCGCACATGTGTTCCTATTTACTACAGTGGATGTAGATGCTGTGTTACTGCGAAATAAACTTTTATCTATTAGTGCAATTTTAGGATACGGAGGTTCAGAGGTTTTTCCAAAACAGATTAAATTAAAATCAGAAGAAGATACAGGAAATTTTCTTAATTTGCCATACTTTAATGGTGAAACAACTACAAGATACATGTTTAATGCAGATGGAACAGCAAGTATACTAAATGGTTTTTTTGAAGCCTATGAAAAAAATAAACTTACTCCAATACAATTAGAACAACTTATTATTAGTAGACCGGATTCTGAATTTAAGGACGGTCCTCCATGCATAGAATCACTAACTCAAACTAAATTAAAAGATGGGAGAGATAGAGTTCTTTACCAGTACATTCAATATGCAAAAAGAAAATGGCCAGAAGATTGGGCTGAAAGAATAAATCATTTTAATTACACTCATTTTGAAGTTCCTTTAACAGACAAGATTATTCAAGATAAAATAAGATCTAATAAAAAAGAATTCTTTTATAAATGTAATGAAGAACCAATGTGCAGTCATTGCGATAAAGAGCTCTGCAAAACTCGTACTTATGGTATAGGAGGTGACACTGTTTTTCCTATGTTAAGTGATCTTCAAAAAATATTACTAGATACTCCTTATTACTATGTCAATGTAGATGGAGAGAGAGTAAAATTAGAAAGTGCTACAGTTTTATATGACCAAAGACTTTTTCAAATAGCAGTCTTAGAACAAATCAATCTCATTCTTCCTACAGTGAGTAAAACAGAATGGAAGAAACTTATTCAACGACTCCTAGATGGCCTTGAAGAAATAGATCCACCAACAGGGTCTTCAAAAATCGATCAACTTCAAGATCACTTGGAAGAATTTTGTACAAACAGAAGTTCACCTACTACTAGCAAAGAAGATATTACTCGAGGAAATGTTTATCAATCCAACAAAAAACATTATTTTGTCTTCAGCAGATTTTTTCATGGATTTTTACAAAAAAGAAAATGGGATGAAAAATCTCAACTCACACAACGGATGTTACAAGAACATTTTAACTGTGAAGAAGAAAGAATGACGATAGGAAAAAAGAAAATATCTGTAATTGTTGCAAGTTCATTAGAGAGAAGAGAAGCTTCTTATAAATCTAAAGAACTCAAACCAAAGGATCCTTATTAATGAAAACAATTGTCTTAGGACCCCCTGGTACAGGTAAAACTACAACAATGCTTAATAAAGTAGATGAGCACTTAAAGGAAACGGATCCAAATAAAATTGGTTATTTTGCCTTTACCACAAAAGCTGCTTACGAAGCGAGAGACAGGGCCATGGAGAAATTTAATCTAAGTGAAGATGATCTTCCTTATTTTAGGACCCTTCATTCATTAGCATTTAGAAGATTGGGAATTAGAAAAGAAAATGTCATGCAGCCCCATCATTATCAAGACTTAGGGAAAAAGATAGATTTTCCTGTTGATTATTTAGAATACGACGAGGAAGAAGGAGGACTTTTTACTACCAAGAGTGATTACTTACGCATTCTTCAATTAGCAAAGCTTAGGAGTATTAGTTTTGAAAAACAATATGATTTAAAGGAACACACACAAGACGTGGAGTTTGAAAAGCTACGTATTCTGGCGCATGAATTAGAACGTTATAAAAAAGAATATAATCTTGTAGATTTCAATGACATGATTTTAGAATTCATTAAATCAGATGCTTCTCCTAATTTTGATGTTGTTTTTATTGATGAGGCTCAGGATCTATCATTAATGCAATGGGACATGGCCAAAAGTATCTGGAATAAATCTGGAGATTCTTATATTGCGGGTGATGATGATCAAGCTATCTTTCGATGGGCAGGTGCAGACGTAGACAGCTTCATTACTCAAAAAGGAAAATTTTTAAATTTAACACAGTCTTTTAGAGTTCCCAGAAAAGTTCATGATCTAGCTCTCAATCTTATAGGACGAGTTTCTAAACGATTAGCAAAAAATTGGAATCCAAGATTAGCAGAAGGATCCTTAACACGTCACCCGGATTTTGATCATATCGACATGAGCACAGGACAGTGGTTAGTTCTAGCACGTACTAAGTTTATGTTAAATGATTTAGAAGAAGTACTTTATCGCAAAGGATTATTCTACAAAAATAAATTTAAACGTTCTTACGAGCAAGATTTATACGAAGCTATTATGGATTGGGAAAAATTACGAGAAGGGCTATCTCTTCAATATGATAAAGTAGAAAAAATATTCAATTATATGAGCCCTAAAAAGTTAGAAAAAGAAAAAATATTTGGAATGGTAAAGGATAGTTTTTATAATATTACTCAATTAAAAAAAGATTTTGGTCTCCGAACCGACGCCGTGTGGTACGAAGCTTTAGATCAAGCTCCTATTAGAAGAGTGGAATATATCAGAAAAATGAGAAGTAATAAGGAACAATTAAATAAAAAACCACGCATTTTATTATCAACGATACATGGCGTCAAGGGAGGAGAGGAACAAAATGTGGTTTTACTAAGTGATTTAAGTTTAAATACACACAAAGGATATGAAAGAAATCCTGATGATGAGAATCGATTGTTCTATGTGGGCGCAACACGTACCAAGGAACACTTGCATATTGTTGAACCTAAAAATTTTTACAAAAGTTATCCTATATGAAAGTTTACAAGAAACAAATCGGAGGATCTCATTATAAAGACATGAAGATTCAACCTGCTCAGTTTATAAATGAAAATGATTTGCCTTTTGCAGAAGGGAATGCTATTAAATATATTTGTAGGCATAGACATAAAGGAGAAGTTCAAGATTTGGAAAAAGCAAAACACTATATTGATATGATTATTGAAAGAGATTATGGTGATCATATTAAACCTTTACCCCATGGTTTTACTTTAAAGGAAACGGAATAATGCAAATTCCTTTATTTAAACCTCAAACCGAATGGTTACCTCCTGATGACTTCCCCGATTTATCTTCTTACACAGAAATTTCCATAGACTTAGAAACAAAAGATCCTGATTTAAAAAGAATGGGATCAGGCTCCGTTACAGGTGAAGGCGATGTTACTGGTATTGCTGTCGCTGTTAAAAATTGGTCCGGTTATTATCCGATTGCCCATGAGGGAGGAGGAAACCTAGACCGTAAAAGAGTTTTAAAATGGTTTCAAGGAGTCCTTAATACTTCCGCAATCAAAATTTTTCATAATGCCATGTACGACGTCTGCTGGATCAGATATCTAGGACTCAAGATTCATGGACAGATTATTGATACTATGATTGCCTGCGCATTGGTTGATGAAAATCAAATGCGTTACGATTTAAATAATTGTGCAAAACGTTACACAGGCAAAGGAAAAGATGAGTCAGCGCTCTACGCAGCAGCGAAGGAATGGGGAGTAGATCCAAAACAAGAAATGTATAAATTACCGGCCATGTACGTTGGAACCTATGCCGAGAAGGATGCGGAAATTACATTAGAGCTCTGGCAAGAACTTAAAAAAGAAATAGAGATTCAAGACATCGGTTCAATCTTTCAACTCGAAATGGAACTTTTTCCATGCCTCATAGAAATGAGATTTCTCGGGGTGCGTGTAAATCAAGAACAAGCCTTCAACGAAAAGAA